TTCAGTCCATAATTGGAACAAGGTTATATAAAGCATTGGAGACAAAAATAATAAGTGGTAGTATATCTGGTGAAACTGCATATAAGACCTTGTTAGATGATTATATTTTTGATGCATTATTAAAAGCGGCACAATCAAGGGCACTTATGTTTATTTTTGCTAAGATTAGAAATAAAGGAATTATGCTACAGAATAGTGATAATTCAAACCAAGTTGATATAACTATATTGAATAAAATGCGTGATGAAATACAAAATGATTTTGAGTATTTTTCAAATAAATTGAAAGATTACTTATGTGATTATGTAGATACTTACCCTGAATATAAAGATTATAACCCTGATGGTTTAAGTAGTTATGATACACCGAATAAAACAAATAGTTATTTCACAGGTATTTATTTAGAAGGTTCTGGAAATAAAGATTGGAAAAATGAAGCATAAATTATGGAATTAGTAACATTTATATTAGTAGTATATGGTTTAACAAACATCATAGTAAATGAAAGTGTTTTTAAAAAACAAATTGATTGGTTGAGAAGTTTAAATACATTTTTGAATAGTGTTCTTAGTTGCCCTACATGCTTAGGGTGGTATATAGGTGTGGGGTTGTTTTTGGTGATGCCTGTTACACTTTCAGGTGTATTGCTGATAGATATACTACTTAGTGGTTTATTATCATCTGGCGCAATCAATTTGATTGAGCAAATTAAAATAAGATTTATGTAATGAAAAAAAGTTATTATCAAGTTTTAAATAAAATGTGTGAAATTGCTTTAAGTGGTGTAAGTGAAGCGGTAGTTCTCGATGTTTGGGAAGTTGAAGCAGTAGCAAGAAAATACCCATTATTAGTTATTGATCCACATTTAAAAAATCACACCTATCAAAATGGTTTATTCAAATTGAAATGTGATTTATATATGGTTGATTTAGTTTTAGATGATGAGAGCAATGAATTAGAAGTTTTAAGCAATATGACAGGATATATGATACAATACTTGAATTATTTAAGAGATCATTTGGATGAATATGGTTTTTATTTTAGAAAAGACATCAATACGGTTATAAATTTACAAACTTTCACAGAGAAATGGTCAGATAGTGTAAGTGGAGTGAAGGCTGAGGTTGATATAATGGTTCCAGATGATGGAAACTTATGTAAAAGTATATGGACTTAAATTATGGCTGATTATTTAGAAATGAAAAGAATTAAAGCAGCACTTATCAAATATGGTGATACTATAGTTGAATTGATGAAGGATGAACTTGTTAAAAATAAAAAGGTTGCTACTGGAAACTTAGTAAATGAAATGAAAAGTTATGTTGAAGAGGAAGATGATAGAGCATTTTTATATATTGATATGCCAAGTTATGGTCGTTATGTAGATAGTGGTAGAAAACCGAATAGTAAAATGCCTCCTATTAAAAGTATTAGGGATTGGATAAATATAAAAGGAATTAGACCTAATAAAAAAATGACACAAGATCAATTGGCTTTTGTTATGGCAAAATCAATTGGTATTAAAGGAGTTCCAGCAGTTCCATTTTTAGATATATGGGAACTACATTATAACGAATTAGAAGATATAATAGCCGAAGCAGCAGCAGAAGATTTAGAAGAAAATATAAATGATTTTGTAAAAGAGTTTAATAAAAATAATTAGAGAAGATGAGTTTAACAGCAATATATCAACCAACAGGAATACTACCTGTAAATAACCCAGTTCCATTGGTGATTAGTTCAAGTTTTTCTGCACAAGCAGGGTTTAGATATAAAATTGAATTATTAGATTATTCGGATACTACTAAACTTGAGGTGTGGGTATATCCTGATACTGATAATAGTAATTATGGAATATATGATTTTAGTATGCCGTTGAGTGATTTGATTACAAGTGATTTAGATAATTGGAATTGCACTGGTATCACACTTGCATCAAGTAGTTATTATAGATTTAAGTGGAAGGTAACTGAATATATTGGTGGAACAAGTGGTGAAACACTTGCATCATCATCACCACTACATGTGTTTAGAGGCGTGAAACAATATGAAAATAAGTGGGAAAGACAAGATTATATACCTGGTAGTTATACATTATTAGTTCCATGGGATGGTTCATTAGCATCATTTTTATCAAATAAAAACGAAAGAGAATATAGTTTAACAGAATATGCTACATTAAACACATTGTTTGGTTCATTTACTGCTGATATAAGTATATGGGATAAGATGATTGTTGAAGTCCATAGGGGAGCATCAACTACTAAATACTATACACCAATAGTTGATCCTAATACTAACTTTTTCGGTGGTGGAGTTTATACTTTACCAATAGGTCCTGCACAATTAAACATAATGGGATTGGGTGGTGCTTTAAGTGGTTATACTACAGGCACACCTACATCAGCAGCAATTTTAGATGCTGATGATGATTATTATGAAATATGGATAGAGAGTGGTTCAACACAATTTACAGAAAAGGTTAGAATAAATTTGGACCACAATTGTTATAAACATGAAGGCGTTGAGTTCTTATGGTTAGGTGATTTATCTACATATGAAACATATACTGCAAGATATGGTAGTGAAAAATCATTTAAAACAGACAGAAATGAAGTTAAAAGTAATTATTATGGTTTAAGTGGTGGTGTTTATGGTTATAATTTTGGAGATCGTGGTAGAAAGAATATAAATGTTAGAACAAATGAGAGTAGAAGTGTTTATACTGACTGGATTAAAGATGAAGAAGCGCAAGATTTGATGGAATTGTTTAGAAGTCCTGATGTTTATATTATTAAAGATGATGAAATATACCCAATTATTATAACTACAACAAGTTATATAGAAAAAACGGTAAAAAATGATAGGTTATTTAACTATAAAATAGATTTCCAAATGGCATATGAAAAATTAAGCAATGTTTGATGAATGTAAATATAGAGATTTTAGTAAAGGGTGTTGGAAGATTAGAAATTAGTTCAAAAGATGTTGATACTTTTGGAGTTCCACTTATATTCAATTTAAGTGATATAAAAGATGTTAGTTCAAGGAAGGCAAACTTTTCAAAAACAATTAAAGTTATTGGTTCAAAACAAAACAATTCAATTTTTAATCACTTATACGAAATTAAAGGACAGAACTTCACATTAAAAATGGGAGATAAACATAATTGCGTTTTGTTAGTGAATAAGAACCCTGTTATGGATGGTTATTTTGTGTTAAAACAAATTAGTAAATTGTTGATTGGAAATAAGTATCAAGTTGTTTATGAAATAAATATTTTTGATGAATTGAAAAACTTTTTTAACGATTTAGGAGATAAAAGTTTAATAGATTTAGATTTTTCAAGTGGTTTTACTTTTAATGATATAGATTTTGATAAAGGTGATCACACTTTTAATATACAAGATATAGGAGAACAAATGAGAAGTGAAACTGATTATACTAATGTATATGACTACCCTATAATAGATTATGGTTATGATTTAATAGGTAATAGTAAATACCCATATAATATAACGACTTCAAACGGGTTATTATATCCAGCAGTTTATCAAAAAGCAATAGTTGATAAGATTTTTAGTGAGAGTTCAGGTTATTCTTATAATAGTAATTATCTTGAAGGAATTAGTTATTCAGGTTTTTTTAAGAATATGATGAATATATATAATAAAGGAATAGATTTTACTAATATAGATTTATGTGAATATACAACACAGGGTGCGTTTTCTATTTATAATATACAAGATAGGGTTTCATTTGGTAGATACGTTGCAGTTTTTCCTACTTATATTGAGAACTTCTATAATATAGATGATTATTTGGGAAGTGTAGAAGGAATTGCGACTGGACCAAAAATACCAATAGATGGAAACTATAAATTAAAGTTGAAATTAAATGTTATTGATGATAAAGGTGGAACAGGTTATATTCCTGAAGCAATATCATCATATTATAGAATAACTAAATATAATTATGAGGAAGGAACATTAGAATATATAATAACATATGAATCGAGCGACATGAGAATTGAATTAGGGCTTCCAGTTGATGCGACTAAATGGTATATAGAAGAAGAAATTACAATTGAAGGTGTTAAAGATGATTTTTACTTTTTAACAATATATCCAGGAACTATTGGAGTTTCTGGATCTCAGGGAACGCCTGTGTTGGTTAATGGTTCAGCAGCATTAGAACTTACATATATTCGTGAATTAGACCCAGTTTTTTCAGGGACAACAACACCATATATTTATATTAATCAATTCCTTCCTGATATGAAACAAAGTGATTTCATCAAAGAGCACATTAAATTAGCAAATCTATACATATGGAGTAATAAGGAAGATCCTAAGAGGTTATATATTGAACCAAGAGAAGATTTTTATAAACAAGGTTCAATAGTGAATTGGACAGAAAAGGTAGATTATGAAAAAGAAATTGTTATCAAATCATCAAATGATCAAATCGCTAAAACTTTTAGATTTAAATATACAGAAGGTAGTGATGTTGATAGTGGCGAATATGTTGATTTATATGGTGAAGTTTTTGGAACTAAGGTTGTTGATGTTGATAATAATTATTTAACAAATAAACAAACCGTAGAATTAAAACATCAAAGTTGGGTTATGAATAATAAAGATAATTATTTAATACCAAGTTTATATGATGATACACTACACACATGGTTTGATGATAAGAGTTC